TTTTTTTTCTAATTTACTATAACCTTAAACTAATAGGAGTATATAATTATGGCATTTTCAGGTTCCGCAGCAAATCAATTAGCAGCAGGCGATTTTACACTACCAAGAACAGGTCTAGCTGATGGTCCAGATGGTACTAATCCAAATAAGATTTGGCTACCACTCTGGTCAGGTGAAGTAATTCACGCATATGATCAGTACAATGTCTTTGAAAATCTAGTAACTACCAAGGCACTAACTGGTGGATTCTCTTGGGAATTCCCAATTACTGGCACAGTAGGTCTAGATGCTTCATGGAACGCTGGTGAAGAACTTGGTGGTTACAGCGGTGCTGCCAGCGCAACAAGCAACAGCTTTAAGGTAAATCTAGATAGAAGACCAATGGCTACCTATTTTGAAACCGATAATGTTGATGCACTAATTACTCAATGGGATTACCGAAGTGAACTAGCTAGACAAGCTGGCCAGACCCTCTCTAACACTAGAGATCGTCAGTTAGCTGAAGCTATTTGCGTAGCTGGTCTACTTGCTCCACTAGGAGTATCCCACACAGCAGGTACTGGCACTACAGCAGACCCAAGAGGTTTAGCTCTAGTTGACTTCCCTGCTCCAGCAGTAGTATCTGAAGTAGCTACTGGTGCTAATCAAGCAGCAGTAGTTAACTGCACCGAGCTTTCAGCCCTTAATATTCTTAAGGCAATTGAAGATTACTTTGTATTCATGCAAGAACATGACTACCCAACAAACAATGTATATTGTGTAGTAACTCCAAAGGTATTCCAAGTAATTCGTGCTCTTGGTATTCCACGATCTGTTACCAATAACATTGTAGCTTCTACCCCAATCTTTGGTGCTGCCAGCGATTTCGGTGGAGTTGGTTCTCCAATCAGCATGGGAATGAATATGTTGAACGATTCTCTTGAATATATGGGTTGCCGTATCATCAAGAGCAATCACCTTCCCGGCGGTAAGGATTATGTCGCTTCAGAAATCGGATCACTAAAGTATAACCTAAAGTGGGATACTGGATTCGATGTCTTTGGTGCTATCTTCCAGCCAGAAGCCGTTGCTGGTCTATCACTAATGGGTATGAAAGTTGACACCGTACAGGATGTCCGCAGAAATACTCAATTTACTGTAGCTAGTATGATGAAGGGTACTGGTATTATTCGTCCAGAACTATGCCAGATCCTAATCGGCCTAAACTCAACCGCAGCAGTAGATACCAAGGCTGAAGTTGATACCCGTAGCGAATGCTTCTCAATCATCAATACCGCTTCTAGCTCAAACCTAGCAAACGGTTTCGGTTCAGAATACGCTACTGCCTAATAATGATTAATCTTACTGTTAACGGTTTGTTTGTTCAAGTCGATTGACAGGAGGTGATCCTTAATCTACCCCCGGCTCCCTTAAATGGGAGTCGGGTGGTTTTTTTCTTAAAGGAGGCTATATGGGTTTTATAACCAAGCTACAAGCAATCAATCAAATGTTATTGGCCGCTGGTGAATCTCCAGTAGCCGATCTTTTAGGTAATTCTGGTATTGATACTGGAGTTGCCGAAACAATTCTAGAACAAGCTAGCTTAGACTTTCAAATGAGAGGTCTTGCTAATAATAAAATAGTTAGAAAAATGCAAGCAGACACTAATGGTAAAATTTTATTACCAGTAGGTGCTGATTCTGATGAAGAAGGAATTATATCTGCTGATTTACTTTCATTACACCTTAATTCAGATAATCTACAAATTATTGCAAAGGTTTTTAATGATGGAACTGGTGGTTCTGGTTCTATTCGTTTATATAATTTTACAGATGATACTGATATTTGGACTCAGGGTGTTGATTATTATGTAGAAATTATCAAAAAACTAAAGTGGGAACATCTAGATACTCCAGTACAAAGATCTATCATGTCTACCGCACAAAGACATTATCAGATTCTTACTCAAGGAGATCCAGCAGCAGATCAATTCCTAGGATTTCAAGAAGATATGTTTAGAGTTAAAGGAAGAGCTGCTGATATTAACGATAAAAAACGAAATATATTTAAAACTGGTGATGCTAATGCTAGGGGTGCTATATTTAGAAACCCCTATATTTATGACCCAAGCAGATATCGCTATTGGCGAGGAGTATAATAATGGCTAAAAGATTCCCAAATACAAGAGGACCAGCAGTATCTACAAAGATACCAATCTTAACCTTAAGTGGAGGCGTAAGCAGACAACCACAATCTAAGCGTCTTCCTAGTGAAGCACAAAATATGGACAACGCTCTTGTAACTTTGGAAAGATCTTTTGAAAAAAGACCCGGATTTGAAATAATAAACCAAAGTGGATTTACTGGTAATATTTCAGATTGGAATTCAATTCCAAATGCACAAAGATTAGATTTATTTGGTCTTTCCCACTCATCAGCTACAACCAAAGATTATTGGTTTTATTGGTTTAATTTAAACGATGAAAATAGATTCCTTGTTGTTGTTGACTATAAAGCAACAGGAGCAAATGATGTTATTCTTAGAATTTTTAAATTAAATACAGATGGAACTTGGTCAGATCAAACTGAATATACAAACTCACCAACTAATACTCAACAGGGAACTTCAATAATTAGTGCTAATACTAGAGCATATATTACTTATGGAAATGCTACAAATAATGCCAAAGATGTTCTTAAAGCAACAACAATAGGTTCTAGTATTGTTATTTTAAATACTTTAGTTAAAGCTGGTTTTACTAGCGGACCTAATGGGTTTTTATACAATCTTGATGGTACTGAATCAGCATCACCAGATACCAAAGGACCACAAATTACTTACTACTCTTCTGCTAGATATACAAAGGGGTCTGATTCAAAGTGGTATCTAAATACACTATCTGGAGACTCAAGAACTATAACATTTACTTCAACATTTATTGTTGGTAGAGCTGTTACATTAAATACAGCACCAACTCTTCCAACACCGCTAACACATACAGTTTCTTCTACTAATTTCAACCCATCACCACAAAATAAATTTTATATTATTAAAAATTCAACTAATTGGGCTGTTTTAGATAACTGGAAATCAGGTGGAACTAGCTATACTGTTGATTATGTATTTCCGGGATCTACATTTACAACAGGAGATTCTGTAACTGTTTATTCTGGATATATGCCAGAAGTTGAAGATTTTATTTGGCATGAGACTAGTGAACCTTGGTTTGGTCAATCAATGATCGACTTTAGTGAAATTAGATTCCCACCAGAGCAAGCAGAAGTAGTTGGAAACAATGGATTAGTATTTGGTGGAACTATATTAAATCAATCAGCAAAAAACGCTTTAGATGCTATTTATGGAACAAGTTCTGGTAATGGTAAAATTTATTTTACATCTTCTCCATATTTAAATTTTACTAGTGGTTATTATCGTATTGTAAACTCATCAAGCAAACCATATACTCAAAAAGTTCGTAGTCCAGATCTTTATTCTGTTATTGATGAACGAAGAATGCCACAAAAAATTACCTTTAATGCATCTGCTCCAACATATAAATGGACTGCTAATTCTATTTCGTGGCAACCAAGAACTTCTGGTGATAGATATTCTAATTCTGGTCCAAGTATATTCTTAAATGACACTAAGACAGCACCAAGGCAGGTAGCAATAAAAGCACTTTCTACATTTAGAGATAGACTTTATTTTGCTGCTGAGGATGTTGTTTTTACAAGTCAGTTGGGTGTGTATGAAGATTTATTCTTAAACGATCCAAGCAATATTGTATCAACAGACCCAATTGATATTAGAGCATCTTCTAACTCATTTACAGAAATTTCATCACTAACACCATTTAATGCTTATCTATTTATAAATACTTTGGGTAGTGTACAATATGAACTAAAAGGATCACAAAACCAAATTACACCACTAACAGCAGAAATATCACCAACAGCCTTTTATTCAACAGCTAAATTTACAGAACCACAATTACTTGGTTCTTTGATTTACTTCTTTGACAAGTCTAAACTATACTTATATCTTAGCTCAGAATCCTCAGATTTAGCTATTGCACAAGAATTAACTGTTACTTGTCCAAACTATTTACCAACAACATATAGAAGTATTTGTACAGCTCCAGCACAAAACTATATTGCTTGTGCTGACAATACTAACCAAAACTATCTATATTTCCATGCATCAAGATTTGCTGGAGATAGAAACTTACAAAATGCTTTCTTTAGATATGTTTTAAACTCATCAGAAAAAATAATGTCAATTCAAAGCTTTGATGATTATTTGTATTCTGTAGTTAAAATACCAACAACATCTGCAACTACATCTGGCGGTACTCCAACAAATATTGGCGATACTCCAGCAGGAGCTGCTTCTGTAACAGATAGATATTATCTAATGAGAACATACATGAGAGAAGAATCTCCAAGTATACCAAGATTAGATAGATTAATAAATATTAAACTATATGATAATAATTCTGATTATGATTTTTCTTCTAATGAAACAAAAATTAGAATACCCATATCATTCCCATACCAAAATGTAGAATCGTATCAGCTAATTACAGACTCTACTTGGTCTTCAGATCCAAGTGGATCTCCGGCTATTTCATCAGATAGAGTATATGAAATTGCTTCACCAAAAGCATATACTATAAAAGATGGTTATCTTGAAATGGTGTTTGATGGTAGATTTGTTCCAACAACACAATCATCACCAACATCTACTATTACAATAGATTATGGTGTTAATAAAAGAATATATCTTGGTATTAAGTTTAACATGGAAGTTGAGTTGTCTGAGCAATTTATAAGAGATCAAAATAACAATGTTATTGATGGTGTTTTAAATCTTAGAACAATTACAACACGACATAAAAATACTGGTAACTATGATATAGAAATTTCAAACAGAGGTAGAACCCCTGTTATTTCATCTTATACCAATCAACAACCAAATAATAATCAAGATCCCCTAAACCTTGAAAACTGGGTTTCTGAGGGAGAGTTTGTTTCTAATATTTTAGGGTTTTCTGACCATGTAAATATTAAGATTACATCAGATTATCCAACTCCTGTTAACATTGTAAACATGGAGCTAAAGGGTAAGT